CAGTAACCGTAAAGTTAGCTATTTGACTGTCACAAGAAAACGCCGTTAAATTCACACCGGCCTTAAGAGTCAAGTTCTCCGTGTACGTACCAGCCGTGATAAAAATATCATCCCCAGAAGAAGCGGAAACTATGGCAGAAGCAATAGTGGTGTGCGTCCCTAGTCCAGGAGTCGGATTGACAATCCACTTACATACCCCAAATTTATTCAGACTGTTTTGAATTGCCATGGACGGTTTCCCCGGAAAATTGTACTATTAGCAAAATTATACAAGCAAATTGAATTCCAAACAATTTTTAATGGGAGTTGGTGTGATTATCCACGCTATTTCCGATTTGCATGGCCACTTTCCAAAGTTGAATGGGAAAGCAGACCTTCTTATCGTGGCCGGTGATTTTGCTGACAATGATTCATTGCATAAGTACAAAGAGTTCGAAAAGTGGTTTGATGCCCTGAGTTATGCGGTGAAAATAATGGTTCCCGGAAACCACGACACGCTTGTTGAATGGCGCGTTCTGCAAGAGCCTGGGCATTGGCTAAAGAGCAATAAAGTAGAGCTTACGAATCATTCACTCACTTTAGAGTCGGTGTTAATACATGGATTCAGCTACACACTGCAATTTGAGAATATGAACCCTCTGTGTAAGGCGTTTACTGTGGAAAACGAAAAGCAGATGAAAGAAAAATTAAGCTGGATACCGGACAATGTTGATATTTTGGTTTCTCATGCAGCTGCATATGGCGTATTAGACGGGGCTTACTATGAATGGACAGGGAAAACTTCCCACTTTGGATCAAAAGCCATTTTAGATACCTTAAAACGCGTCCAACCGCGTGTATTCATTTGTGGGCACATACATGAGGGATTTGGACAACACGAAATGAAACACGATAGCGGTAAAATTACTCGATGTTATAACGTAAGTCACGTAAACGAACACTATCAACCAGTAAATGCAGTTACGGAGATTAAAATTTGAGTGAAAATGAAAACGAATTCATTAAATCTCTGAACAGACTGAGAGGTGGAAAAGACCCGTCACAACAGTTCAAAGAAAAAATGAAAAGAGTGGTTTCTACCGCAATCATGACTTTTTTGGAAGATCTGGAAAGCGGTACTCTTTCGTCTACAGGCCTTAATATAATAGAATGGGCAGATCGGTTTGTAGAAAATGTTTCTGATCACAAGTAAAAAACCACGAGCCGGAACCCGTGGCCCTCGCATGAGCACTCAATGCGGGAGGTGTCTCTACGGAATACGCTTAACCGACTTCAAAAGATCGATGAACATGCTATACAGTTGGTCCATTCTGGCGGCTTGCGAGTCCATCCTTAAAGATTGCGCCTTAACATCATCCTTTAGATCTCTACTCACCTGCTTAAGATCCTCTCGTACATCTTTGATTTCTCTATATAAAAATATAAAACAACCAAGAACGGCTCCAAAAAGAGCAGTAAATTGTATATAGTCCATAAAAATCCCCTGACATCTTAATGCCAATATTATATGGTTTCAATCCAGAGAGCAATATCAAAGGTTAAAACAAATGAGCAAAAACCCACAAATACAATCAACTAAAGACTACTCTATTTTTAAATACGTAAAGTTCAATAGAGAAAAAACCAAAGGCCATATCCAGGAAATTAAAAATATGGTTTTGGAAGAAAACCTTCTTCATCTTCATCCCATACTAGTGAACGAAAAGATGGAAGTAATCGATGGGCAGCACCGTCTAGAAGCAGCCAAATCCCTGGGATTATATATCTATTACATCCAAGACGAAATATCCTATCAGCACATCTTGAACAGTAATCTGTTCCAAAAGAAAATGTCATTGGAAAATGTAATAAAATTCTATGCAGATAAAGACCAGTTACCAGACTACATTAAGTTTCTGAAAACCATCAAAGACTTGGGATTAAGCTGTAAGGCTTTGATAGGCCTTATATTTGGTACAGTATCCAGAACGTTGATCGACTTCATAAAGACAGGAAGATTCAAGTTCCCCACAGATGAAGTCCGAGTCAACCACCTTTTATCTAGAATGCGGGAATTCTTGGAGTTTGTGGACGATAAAAGGATAAAGCCAAGGTCGATGTTTTCTTCCTCTCACTTCACAGTAGCGTTTAGGAATCTCGTCTCGATGCATGCCTTTAACAACTCAACGTTCGTACAAAAATTGCAAAACCGTTGGTTTGAGTTGAAGCCCAAAGTCGATTCCAAAGAGTGGACCAAACAATTGATCGACATTTACAACTGGAAAAACCAAGCTCCCCTGACTGCCGATGGGTTATAAGAAAATAGATCTCACTTCAAAAGTATTTCCTCATTTTAAAGTGATACGAGAATTTTCAGCCCCGTATACCGGACTCGAAAAAAACAGAGCTACCATAATAAAACTGGAATGTCTATGCAATTGCGGGATAATTTTTTTCCCTTACAAAACCAATGTTTTGGGTGAAAAAACCACCAAGTGTCAAGCATGTAGTGGATCCAGATTTACCATAGGACAAAAAGTTGGTAAGTTTACCATCCAAAGCAGGGACTTAAAAAATCCGAAATATTTTTTGTGCTTGTGCGAATGTGGAAATGAAGAATTAAGACTGCCAAGCCAACTTATACGCAGAAAGATTCCCAGGTGTCGGAATTGCATACGTTGTAGCAAAGCCTTATCTAAAGTACCACTATCCATGAGAGAAGCGGCTCGCGAAAGAGGTGAGAAAAACCACAAACTATCCGAAGATAAAAAAGTCGGAAAAAAGTTTTTAAAATTGAAAGTTCTAAAATTTTCCAGATTTATAAAGTCGGACAACGAAAAAAGACAGAGAGCTTTCTATATTTGTAAGTGCGCATGCGGGTCTACTATAGAAATACGGGGAGACTATCTGGGAGTGGTTAAAAGTTGCGGATGTGCCCATCAGGACGGAAGCGGAGCTGGAGAAAAAAATTTTAAAGCGTCATTAAAAAACTCAGAGGCCAAGTGCATTAGGGAAATGATAGCTAGCGGAATATATACTCAACGAGAGATTGCGAAGATTTTTAATGTTCAGGAGTGGACTATTAACAAGATAAACCAAAGAAAAAGTTATATAAAATAAAAGTTCATTCAAACCTAGGGTTAAACTCTCTAAACCACTTTTCTGATTGCGCATCATCAATACCAGATTTAGCTCCGTCCTCATGCAATCGAACCGCTAAAGATAGATAGCGAAAAGAGTCACTTCCGTGGCTGTACTTGTCGTGGAGAGGCCTAGACTTATACGTCTGTAACCGATTATCGAACTCCTTACGGTAATTCTCCAAGCACCGAATCAATGCCTTACACTTGTTGTCATCGATCCACACACGCGGGAAAATACCCCTGGCAGCTTCAATGCCGGATTCAAGAGAGATTTTAAGCGTTGGGAGCACAATAAAGCGGATACCGAGAGAAGCTCCCACCTCTCTTGCCGATAGCCCGGTAGAGAAATCGTGCGAATCAATATCGTGCGGTGCATAATGGCTATCGTACAGGTAGTCTTTATCCTTAAGTATTTTGGCGTAATGGTGCAAAGATTCACCGTGGTTTTCATAGTAATCAACAATATGGATTTCCTGCCCAACAAGCTGATAGAATATAATCGCTGTTGAATCCCCGTATCCAATATCCCATGCTGTGTGTACACGCTTGTGCATGTCAACGGGCACACTACCAATTCGATTTTCATCACGCGCCTGTTGTATCCATTTTGCATAGTAAGAACCCTCGATTCCCAATGTAAATGAGCAATAGAATTCCTGTTGAACGAAGTCCTCAGACATCCCTTCGTCACGTTCTTTTTGTATGTCTTCAGGTTTTAGCACTCCGGTATCATCCACAGTCAGCAGTTGGCTGAACCACTCATGGTTTCCCTTAGCCATATCCAACAGCTCTTTAAAATGGTTGTGTCCTCTGGGCGTGCCATTGAATACCGCCCATCCCTCGTTTTCTCGTAAGATGGGCCTCATCAGCTGCCATGCAGTTGGGTCTTGTAGTGAATACTCAGTGAATACGCAACCACATGGGTTAGTCCCTACGATGGAATCGATGTTATTGCTTCCGATGATCTGGATCAAAGACCCGTTGTGCAACCTCAATTTCATTTCCGCTGAATTGGGGACGCCCATGATTAGATCTTTTGGGATATGGTGTAATAGTCGGAATCCCGACTTGTCAATTCCATCCCATAAGATCTTGCGTCCTTGGCTGAAGTGGGGAAAGAAGTAGTAGTAAATCCCTATTTTGCGGCACGCTTGGGTTATCATATAATTCCAGCAGGTCTTTTCTTTACCTGCTCGTCTATGCCATACAAGCACGGCTCGCTTAATGCCAGACCGCATTGCTTCCCAAAAGGGAAGTTGGTATGATCGCGCTTTGTAGTTGTGTGGTAAGACTATATTGATGTCTTTTTTCACAACGTCCTGTCATCATCCTTGTCATTACACACGGCATGGGCATAGAAGAAAGCATAAGAAACACAAGCAATCGAAAAGCCCAACAGAAATGAAATTCCCCCAACAACCCAGTTCATTTCTTACCGCCAGTTAGCTTCTCAATTTTCGTAAGTACTTCAATCTTAGGGTCTCGAATATTTTTGTCGATTCTGGTCAGCTGCTTGTTTTGCTTCTCAGCAGACTTGAGAACTCGAGACGCAATCTTCTCTTTTCCCATCTTGATATCCTTCTCCGCTGTCTTAATCTTTTTAGTCACCTTCGCCATTTTCTTATCCATATCTATTGTCTTCTCCTTTACATACATGTTATAAGCTGTTCTCAAAAAATCCGCCATTGTATCGTCAGGGCCTAAAAGCCATTCATCCCCATGAAGCGCATTCCACGACTCCATGGCTTTTAAATCATACGCATCGGGATGATAACCAAATGCCCATATTTCAAAACGCAAGAACTCCTGCTGTGATCCGAAATCAAATATCTGTTTTTTCACTTGGGAACCTCATTCACAGTTACATTGAAGTTTATTTGGGAAACATCGCCTTCTGGACGGTCCTTGTACCCCAAGCGCTGTTTTGATAGCCAAATCAAAATAGGTACGTTTCCACTCATGGCTAATTGAAACAGTTTCCACCTTAGACACTTATTCCCTAAATCACGTCCTCGCAAAATAACATCCCCGAAGCGTTCGTATATGGTTTCTCTATGAACGCTGAGCTCGGCAGCAATTTCTTCAACCGAACAGTCTTCCATGGCCATTTGGATAATCTTTTTTTCATCCAGTTTAAGTTCATATGGGCCGCGATTCTTATGACCTGAAGGGACAAAGGCTACTGCCTTCGGGTCTAGTTGTTCGTTCTCCTCTAGTGCTTTTCGGGCAGCCAGTTTCAACTTCAGCCTTCTAGGAGACTTAGCGCCCGGCTTGGTTGATCCTATTGGTCGGCCTTTTGGCATGCGTGCAACCTCTATTTGAAGAGCTGTTCTAAAGATTGAATCATTGACTTATAACGAAAATAAATAGTGAGCGTTTCCAGAAGCACGATGTGTTTGACATTCGTTGCTTTGTGCCGTTCTTTTTGCGCCATTCTTTTGTAAGTGTCTGCCGCCAAATCCCCCATTTCTTTCAACAAAGCCACTGTAAGTCGGACTTTTTCTCGATCTTTATTGGTTGCCATGTGTCCTCTATTTTTTTGGTGCGGCTTTCTTTTTCTTTTTTTTCTTTGGTTTAGCCGCTACATGTTGGGGAAGCTTCTTATAAGCGCTCTTTGGAGTATGCGCTGCAAATTCTTCTGCAAGCTCTGGGTCTTTGGCGTACAACGCTCGCACCTGGGATTTAGATTTAAAGGGCATTTTTTCTTCTCCTTTTCCTACTGAACCCTGCGGCTGCTCTGTTATTTGGATGGGCATGCTCTTTGCGTTCCCTGTCGAACATCAGCCGAATATAGATGTTGAGCGTCTCGCTTTTACATCCCCACATGTCATAATCATACACCAGTCCGCCGTTTCTTATTTGCTGATATTCTTCTTCCGTAATGGCGAGCTCAAGAAAGTCCATTCGCTCAATGTCTGGTTCGAAAATTACCTTCACGTTATACGTTCCCCTTGTGTTGGAGCGATCTCTTCTATTGGTGTAATGCGTACTACCGTCTTGGCCTGATGCCCATATCGTTTATGAATACACAAGTCAATGATTTGGGAATCGTCTACATAAAACATGTTTTTTAGGGCGTTTGTGACGATGTATGCGCAGTTGTCAACATCTGGTCTTGTCTTGTGATGAATCACATGGTTAAGCATCTGGCGTCTGACCATAGATGAGACGCTTTTGGGTGGTTCGAAATAGAATGTCAGGTCCAATTGAATGGCGCTCATTAATGGCTCTTGTGGCGCATAGAACTTGGCTTGCCACTGAATGCATTGTTCGTCTTTTTTGGATGGATTGTATACGCGCCCTTGTTTGCCGAACCGCATTCTTTGTTGCGGCAATGGGCGCCCGATAATCTCGAACTGAAGCATGTATCTCGTTTGTGATGTTATGGAGATACATACCATTTTCAAAAAATTTATGACAATATATTTCTTAATATATTAAGAAATCTTCTGCTAAATTTGTAAAATTAAGACATTTTTTTCTGAACTTGGAGAAGAGAGGCCTTTTCTTTCTCTATAAAGTCCATGGCATCATGATGGTCGATAACGTAATATCTACCCTTAAGGAAAGCTCTGATTTTTCCGCTCTTAACTTTATAAAAGATGGACAGGTATGAGTAAGGTCTTCCCAATTGCCAACTTGCCAACTTGGACAAGTGACTTATAGATAGGTGACCAAATTCAACATCCCATATCAATTGATTGTTCACGTGTCTTTGAGATGGATCATATTTAGAAATCCGATATTTTTGGAGCTCATCTAAGTCAATCAAAGTAGGTTTTTTACTAATGCGCTTCAACCTACCCCTTCTAATAGCAGTATAAAGAGAATAGATGGATAAATGGCTTATTTCAGATGCTTCATTTAGAGTTATCGCTCTTTTTTCTAACTTTTCTTCGCTTATTGCCATTTGATCCCCTCAATTCGTTTATTGTGACTTTTCCGGAACTGAATTTGTTTATCTTAGAGCATGTCCCGATGGATGGACGCCTTTCGTTCCTCAGGATGCGATAAATGGTGGCAAATGAGGTCTTTATCTGTTCAGCCAATTCTTTCGGTGTCATGCCCTGCTCATTTAAAAAAGTCTCCAAGTCCATTCTTTTCCTTTTTATTGCCAATTAATATTTCAAGCACGTAGGGTACAGAATTTAGATGTCATAATTCCACAAAAATGATAATTTTTGACAAAACATGCCATTGGGAAGGTAAAAATGCTCGAACATAACCAAAAACAGTACGCAAGAGTTTCTGATATTTTGTCTCTGCTAAAAAATTTCGACCATATTAATCCTGTGGTGTTAAAAAACAAACAAGAAATTGGCACCATGGTACACAAAGCCATTGCTGATGATGTGGCTGATGACTTCCCCATATTGAGCCCTTCTACTTATGGTTACTACAAAAGCTATTTGGCTTGGAAAGAAATAGCGAAGCCAACTTTTCTTCTAAGCGAACAGCGCTTCTTCAACGACTCCCTTCGTCTAACTGGATGCATAGACGCTTTAGTCCAGTTACCTCACTCAACATTACCTGTCTTGGTGGATTTTAAAACATCTTCTGTAGAAGACGGTGATATTTGGCCTCTGCAAGGACACCTATATGCTCATCTAGTGGAGTCTGTAGGAACTAAGATTGCACCTCATTTTCTATTCGTTAAGTTGGATAAGAACGGGAAGTCGCCTCACGTTTTCTGTTATCCACACGATTTTGATACCATGGATTACTGCACAAATTTGGTTAAAAAATTCTGGGAATCTAAATTCTCCCCTCTAAATTTGTCATAAGTTGTCATTTCTATTGTCATAAATTGTCAAGTTCTCATAAGATGTTAGGCAGATAACGCATCCGGATGGACGCACATCTACAAACCAACATCTTTTAAGAGGCACACAATGGAACAATCAATTAATAATGTTGAAAAATTTTTTGAATTTAATCAAGATGAGCTCGGAAAAGACCCATATGGTGAGCTAACCCATATAGATTCAGAAACTTTTCTAATGGAGCAGCTCATTATTGGATTAGAGAAGATCGAAAAAACCTTCTGGCCAACAGGCAAGTAGGTGTCTAATGGAAGTGGTTAAAAACACACAACATTCAGTTGACTTCCAGAATTCTTGCTGCGTTGCTTTAGAGTATGCTTGTTCTCTGCAAATTTGTACCGAAGACAAATACCGAGAAGCAATGGAAGTCTTCAGCAAGATACGGAAATGGAAGAATCAAATTGAGGCGGCACGTAAAAAAGCCGTGCAACCATTTAGAGAGCGGATCAATGCCATTAATCAACTGGCAAAAGATGTAAGTGCTCCACTAGATGATATAGAACATCAGATCCAAACCAAGGGTTTAGATTACAAACATTTGGCTGATCTGCAAAAACAAAAGACGCTGCAAGAGGCAGCTGCTTTGCTAGATATTGAGCTTAGCCCAATTTCTAAAGAGCAGCCGTTAACTACTAAAGAAACGACCACATACACAAGAACAAACAAAACATTTAAAATAAATGATATTAGTTTAGTTCCGAGAGAATTCTTAATGGTGAACGAAGACGCTGTTAGATCGGCCATAAATGCCGGTATTAACTCTATCCCTGGATTAGAAATATGCAATGAAGTTAAGA